TGTAATAATTAAAAATGGTGGAACTGGTATTTCTGTGGGAACTACCGATTCTGGAACAGTTTCTCAAATACCAATTAGTGGAGATGGAACTGGTGGATCTGCAACTGTTGATATTCAAGGGGGAACAGTACAGTCAATATCAATTGTTGGTGGATCTAATTATACTTACGGACAAGTTAGATTTATAACAGGTGATTACACTGATGGTGCTGGAAATAATGTTGTTCTTGGAGTTCCTGCTTCAAGTGTAGATCAACCAAAATTTGAAGTTGTAATACCACCAAAAGGAGGTCATGGTGCTGATATATATCGTGAATTGGGTGGATTCAGAGTTATGTTATATTCAAAATTTGATAATAACGTTGATGATTCTCCAGATTATGCTGTTGGTGTTGACTTTTCTCGTGTCGGTATAGTTAAAAATCCTCTTGAAAAGAATGGAACCACCCTTCTAAATAGTACGACTGCCACAAATCTTAAGGCTTTAGCATTAACTTCCAATGGTGTAGCTGGAGTAACTACAACTTCTGCAGTTACTTATTCAGTCGATAGTTTAATTAAACAAACAATTTCGACTGCGGGAATTGGATCTACAGCTGTAGGATATGTTGCTTCTTGGAATCCAGACACTGGCATTTTAAAATACTATCAACCAGTTGGTTTTTCAACACTATCGGCTTATTCATACAAACAACTTGATTTTGTTGGAACAAGCACTGCTCCGATAGTTAATGCTGGTACCTCAGGAAATTTAAAGATAGATAGTTCTTTTAACAATGATTCAATTCAGATTGCAAGTGGAACAAAAATTTCTTTAGGTCAAACATTTGTTTCTGGAAAAGCAAATGCAGATGTTAAAAAATACTCTGGTGAAATAATCTATATTGATAATAGATCACCAGTAACAAGATCATCTTCACAAAAAGAAGAAGTCAAAATAGTCATAGAGTTCTAAAAAGATGCCACAAAATACTAATTTAAACGTTTCTCCTTACTTCGATGATTTTGTTGATAGTAAAAACTATCAAAAAGTTCTATTTAAACCAGGATTTCCAGTTCAAGCAAGAGAATTAACTACACTACAGTCAATTCTTCAAAATCAGATTGAAAAATTTGGACAACACTTCTTTAAAGAAGGTTCAATGATAATTCCTGGTGGAACTTCTTATGATTCTGAGTACCATGCAGTAAAAATAGATCCAAATTTTTTAAATATTCCAGTTAGTAGTTACACAAAAGTTTTAGTAGATAATAATATAAAGATAAAGGGAGAGACATCTGGTGTTGAAGCTACTGTAGTTAATAGAATACTATCTTCAGAATCAATTGATGGGTTTGATACTTTATACGTAAAGTATACAAAATCAGGAACAGATGGGGAAACTAAAGTTTTTCTAGATGGAGAAAATTTAATAACACTTTCAGATATAAGTTATCTCAATACAAGTATTACAGCAAATGGTCAATTTGCAAGGACTATTGTATCTAATTCAACATCTATTGGATCTGCATTTTCTGTGAGTGAAGGTGTTTATTTTATTCGTGGATTTTTTGTAAAAAATGTCTCCTCAACAGTCATATTAGATCAATATGCAAATACTCCTAGTTATAGAGTTGGATTTTTATTAAAAGAAGAAACATTAGGGCCTTCATCTGTTAATTCTGATTTGTATGATAACGCAAAAGGATTTTCAAATGAGGCTGCACCTGGAGCAGATAGATTTAAATTATCAGTAGTTTTACATAGAAAACTTTTAACAGATACGAATGATAGTGATTTTGTTGAATTGTTAAGAGTAGAAAATGGTGTAGTAAAGGAAATAGTAACTAAAACTGATTATAATATTTTTGCAGATGAATTAGCAAGACGAACATATGATGAATCTGGAGATTATTATATCAAACCTTTTTCTATTGATGTTAGAGAATCTTTAAATGACAGAATTGGTAATAGAGGAATATATTTTGATACTCAACAGACTCAAAATGGAAATGCACCAGCAGACGATATAATCAGTTTACAAGTTTCTTCAGGAAAGGCATATGTCAGAGGTTACGAGATAGATAAAATATCCACAACATCGATTGATGTTTTAAAACCAAGAACAACTAAATTGGTTGAAAATCAGAGTGTTCCAATAAGAATGGGTAAATCTGTAGAAATTACTAATGTAGTTGGTTCACCAGAAATTGATTTTTCAAATAATACTACTAAACAAGTTTCTTTTTTACGTAATCGATTAACTAATCTAAAAGCTGCTCAAGTTGGAGCATTTGATGTAGATGATAGAGTAGGAACTGCAAAAGTTTATGATTATAAACAAAAAACTACATCAGGAATAGCAGTTACGACTTATAATTTATCACTTTACGATGTTCAACTTTATACACGTCTTACTATTTCAAAAAATATTGACGCTAGTTATGGTTCTTATACTCGTGTAGAGGGGAAGTATAGTGGTGCAGTTGGATATTCAGTATCTACAATAACTAATACAACTGTAATTGTTCTTACTGATGTTACAGGTCAATTTCAACTTAATGAACCATTAATTATTAATGGTATTACTGAAGGTAATAGTGTAACTGCAATAGAGGATAATACTTTTGAGGACATTAAAGCAGTTCATAGTTTTGATGGATTAGGAGCTGGTAGTACGACATTTGCTGCAAATACAGTTTTAAGCACCACAAAAAAAGCATTTCCTGAAAGTATTGAATTTACTATAAGTGGTGGTAACACGCTAAAGTCTCCTCAAATCGCTGATTTTAGAAGTCAAATAAAGGTTGGTGATATCATCATATATGGAACAGCAGGTGAAACTGATCCTACATTTAACAAAGTAACATCAGTTGTACAAAATCAAGTAGGTCTTGCAGCAGTTGCAGATGTAACTGATGTCTGTGATGGTAGTGTAAACAATGGCACAATATCTGGTTTGAATGTTGTAATTCCAACTTTAAATGAAACAGATGATCCTGGTTTTAGAGTTAAATTGGCAGACAAATATATCTCATCAATGAATGTTTTAGATAGTTCTTACATTATTAGAAAAAAAATAAGTAAAACTTTTACTGACAATTCAGTTCAATTTAATATTAGTGACATTACAACTGGTGACACTTCCAATCTTTTCTTTGAACCTTTTAGTACATCAAACTATGTATTAGAACTTGATAATACTGTTGAAAAACTATTAGATCCGATGGTAAGTGTTGATTCAGGATTAAAGCAAGTTACAATTTCTGGTTTGTCTGGGCCTGCTACTAGTAGAACTGCAAAACTTATAGTGGCAGTCAGAAGAAGTAAATTAGCATCAAAAGAAAAATCACTCACAAGATGTAGTAATTTAATTGTAGATAGATCAGAATCAGTTGGCTCTGGAACAACTATTGATGGATTAACTACAAGTACAGTTTATGGAACAAGAGTTCAAGATAAGGAATTATCATTAGACGTTCCAGAAGTAACTCGTGTTTTAGCAGTTCTTGAATCAAATGATAACAACTCTCCAGATTTACCATTAATTGGTGTTACAAATCAGAGTGATACCTTTACTGATAATGTCGTCGTTGGTGAGCAGTTTATTGGAGGGACATCAGGTGCAGTTGCTCGTGTAGTGGTGGTACAAGCAACTCAGTTGTCTTTTGTTTATGAAAACGAAAATACATTCGAAATAGGAGAAAACATCTCTCTGAAGACCTCTGGAATCTTTGCTACAATAACTGGAATAACACCTGGTGATAGAAATATACTTAAAAATTATGATCTAGATAATGGTCAGAGAGAAGAATTTTGTGATTATTCGAGACTCATGAGAAAGGTTGATTCAGAAAAACCAACTCGTAGACTAAGAATTATATTCGACCACCTTGTTAATAATGAAACATCAGGAAATGTAGAGACAGTAAACAGTTACAATACTCTTGATTATTCAAAAGATATACCATATGTGTTTGATAGTTGGGCCTCAGATTATCTTGATTTTAGACCAAGGGTTGCACCATTTAATAGATCTGGTAGTTCTGCTTCACCATTTGTAAATGCGTCTAGAAATTTTGCATTATCTAATTCTGATAATGTGGTTTCAGGTAAAACGGTTGTTGTTGATTATTCTTATTATCAAGGAAGAGTAGATAGACTATATTTAACAAAGGATGGTCTTTTTGATGTAAAAGAGGGTAAACCATCAAGAATTCCAAAGGCACCAGTGCATAATCAAGGTGCTTTTCAGGTGGCAACAATTAAATATCCTCCCTATGTTCGCCATGCTTCTGAAGTGCTAACAAAAAAAGTTCCTCATAAAAGATATACTATGAGGGATATTGGTGGTTTAGAGAATAGAATTAAAAATTTAGAAAATTATACAACACTATCTTTACTCGAAACTGATACTAAAAATTTATCAATAAAAGATCCAAATACTGGATTAGATAAATTTAAATCTGGTTTCTTTGTTGATAACTTTAGAAATCATAGTTCTCACAATTTAATTGGTGAGTCTAAATTTGATATCGATATTGATAATAGTGAATGTAGACCAAGATCAACAGAAAGAAATGTTGGATTAATATTTGAAACTGTTACTACTCAATCAAATCCTACAACCACAGACTACAATTTTGTTAATGATTTTTCTGATTCTAATATTACTAGAGGCGGTGCTGCGTTAACTTTAAATTACACTGAATCACTATTCATAGATCAACCAAATGCAACTAGAGTAGAAAATCTTAATCCATTTCTTGTCGATGTATTTGTTGGATCAATTGAACTACTTCCAAGTTCTGATTTTTGGATTGAAGAAATTCCTTTAGCTCCTCAAAATATTGAAATTGATAATGCTTTTGATGCAATATCACAATTACTCGGAGTAGAAGATCGTGAAAT